CGTTCTTAGTCCTGATAATACTTTCGTTGATAGCATACGACAGTCTCCAGTAACTAAGAAAAAAATCGAGACATGGATGTCTGGCATTGAGAATCTTCAATCTGTAATGGATGAAGAAACTTATCGAAATTATTGCCGTAATAAAAAGCTGATTGATCTAGAAGAAATTCCAGATGATATAAAACAAAATATTATAAATACATATGAAGGAACTAAAACAGCACATAAAATGAAAGTATTAAATTTTCTTATTAAAAAGCGTTGCAAACAATTAATTGAATCAGTTGAGGAGTTTTATTAATGGCCGTGAATAAAATGCAAAATCTTACAATTCACGAGATTTTGAAAATGGTGGCAGCTAAAAATGCAAAGGCAGACAAAGTGCAAGTCTTAAAGGCTTACAATTGTCTTGCTCTGCGCGATGTATTGAAGGGTTCGTTTGACGATCAAATTCAATTCTTACTTCCTGAAGGTGAACCTCCTTATGAACCAGCTGATCCTAAATCAATTCCATCTTCTCTGAATAAACAATCACGTAAGTTTCGATACTTCGCAGTTGGTGGACCTGGTGAACGAATGATGAAATCTAAAGTAGAAACTATGTACATTGGTCTGCTTGAAGCTATTCATCCAGAAGACGCTAAACTAGTTATTGCAATGGTAAACAAGCAAATGACTGGTAAATATCGAGGTCTAACTAAAAACGTAATTAGCGAAGCTTTTCCAAATTTGCTTTCAAGTCAATAAACTTATAAATATCTTTATGAGATTAAAGAATAAAAACAATATGCTTTACATTCTCTGAACTACAGGGTTAGCAGTTTTCTGCTAGCTCTTTTTTTTTTCATTTCAACTGAGGAGGACTCTAAAATATCTAAAAAAACTCGGCCAAATCGAACTAAGGAGATATTTAAGATGTATGGTTCACAACTAGAAAGATTGAAAAGAGATTCAAGAGAGCTCAAAACTTATATTAGAAAAATAGAATCAAAAGGTGATAGAACATTATTGTTTAAGCTTCAGAAGAAGCACGAATATTTAGAAAGCCGGATTGGTGATATTCAGGAGGAACTTTTAGCAAGTTAGGTAAAAATAACTGTTTACAACCTCTCACAATTGTGGTATAATATACTTATAATTGTGAGAGGATATACATTATGAATCTATTTTATTTACACCCAGATCCCGTCATAGCTGCTCAGTTACAATGCGACAAACACGTCGTCAAGATGATTGTTGAGTCAGCTCAAATGCTTAGTACTTCGCATCGTATTCTTGATGGTGCTATGGAAAAACGCTTGTCCAAATCTGGTAAGCGACTCGTAAAATATTGGAAACACGAAGATTTCGTGATGGAAGCAGTATTATATAAAGCTGTTCATATGGGTCACCCATGTACAGTATGGACTATGGAATCAAATTCAAATTATCAATGGCACTACCAGCACTTCGTTGCGCTTTGCGATGAATATAAGTATAGGTATGGTAAGGTACATCATACAGATACTATACTACGTGGAATGCTAAAAACTCTACCAAAAAATATACCTACAGGTGATATGACTCCAATTAAACTTGCTATGAAATCAAATCCTGAATGTATGTTTCCAGATGATCCAGTAAAATCATATCGTCTATACTATAAAACTAAGAAAGATCGTTTTAAAATGGTATGGACTAATCGTGAAACACCCGAATGGTTTTTAGAAGAACCACCTAAACAACAGGAAAGATACTATGATTATATGCTTCGTAGATATCGTGAAGAGGAAAATAAAATAAATGCCAAACTATAGTTATTGCTGTCGAAAGTGCGATCATACGTTCGATGGAATATATAATATGGACGATCGAAAGATACCATTATCTGAACCTTGTCCTAATTGTGGAAAAACTGGTAATATCTATCAAGCTATTACTGCTCCAAAAATTGTTAGAGGCGTATCTACTCAAGGTATTAAAGTCGACGATGGTTTTAGAGAAGTAATTTCTAAAGTTAAATCAGCTCATAAAATTAATAATATTAAGGATTATTAAATGGCATTAGCCCACAAGATCCGTCTCGAAGATATGATCGAGATTGAACCATTAACAGACAATCAACAAAAGGCATTCAAAGCTTATGAGAACGAAAACTCACTCGTCTTGGCCGGGTCAGCAGGAACTGGTAAAACATTTATGGCCTTATCCTTGGCTCTTGAAGATGTACTTGACCGAGAGACAAGATACGATAAAGTGGTTATCGTTAGATCTATCGTGCCGACCAGAGACATTGGTTACCTTCCAGGAAACGAAGAAGAAAAGAAAGATGCATATACTGGACCGTATAGATCTGCTTGTACTGAATTGTTCCAAGATCCTGAAGCGTGGGAAAAATTAAAAGCTCAAGGGCATATAGAATTTTTATCGACATCTTTTATTCGTGGTATTAATATCCATAACGCAGTTGTTATCATCGATGAGATGCAAAACTTGACGTTCCACGAATTAGATTCGGTAATTACCAGAATTGGTCGTAATTGCAAATTCGTAATGTGTGGTGATTACTACCAATCTGATTTCGATAAAGAAAAAGATAGAACTGGTATTCTTAGATTTCTCGAAATCATTGAGTCGCTTAATAACTTTATAGTTATTGAGTTTGGATGGGAAGATATTGTTCGGTCTGACTTTGTCCGTGACTATATCATGACTAAGGAAATGTTAGAAAGAGATGGCAAAATTTAGACGTTTTGACCCAAGAAATAAAAAAGCTAATTCGCACAAAAACAAGTCAAAAAATGGAATGAGCTTTAAGCGAATTAAGTTCATTGAGAAAAAAGTAGATTATGATGAAAAAACTATTCGAACACAAGGAGGTTGATCTTGGATATAAGGATCTTACTGCAGAAACTGGCCCAAATGGGCGAAAGTATCTTGCTCCCAACGGGGTTTCTTACCCTAGTGTTACTACAGTACTTAGTATATTAAGTGAAGAAGCAATTCAACGCTGGCGGGCTAGAGTCGGCGAAGAAGAAGCAAATAAAATATCTCACCGCGCTTCAACACGAGGCACTGCAGTTCACTCAATAATAGAAAAATATATCGACAACGAAGAAAACTTTACAGAAGGCTTTATGCCTAATATCATAGAAAGTTTTCAAGCAGTACAAGATATCTTAGACAAACGCATTGGTGGTGTGTATGCTCAAGAATGCGCATTGTATTCTGATCATCTAGGCCTTGCAGGTCGAGTTGATTGTGTTGCTGAGTTTGATGGTAAACTATCCATTGTCGATTTTAAAACTTCTCGTAAAACAAAAAAGAAAGAATGGATTGAAGGTTACTTTATCCAAGAATCTGCCTACGCTATTATGTGGGAAGAAAGAACAGGTATGCCTATTACTCAATTAGTTACAATCATATCTGTAGACAATGAAGATCCACAAGTCTTTATTGAACATAGAGATAACTGGACTAGTAAATTATTGGAGACAATCAATGAGTACAAGAGGCGCAAAATCTTTGGCAACTAGGGCTCATCAACAGATTGAAATTTGTTGTCAAACTCTATGTGATAAAGAAGTTGTTCAGGAATATATTAAAGAACTAGAAGATGAAGTTCAAAAACTTGAACGTGCAAATAAATTTTATGAAAAGCTACACAACAAGCTAATGCATGAATACCCAGAAAAGTCTGGTAGGTTTTTCATATGTGGAGGCATTGGAGCTCAAGACAGCTTTGGTGTTCCTGATAGAATTATGATCTGTCCTGAATATGGTTCAGATGGATTCTATGTTTTTAAAAAAGAGCGTGAACTTAGCTCACCAGAATATTAAGAAGGAATAAATTATGGCTACAAAATTTGCAATTGGAACTGGCTCATCATATGGTACTACTAATAACAAAAAGACATCAATTGGTAGAAAGAACGTGAAAATGGCTTCTATGAATAAGTCTAAAAAGCGGGGATTCAAGAAGTATCGAGGCCAAGGATAATTAAAGAAATTAATCATAAGACCCATATCCATATAAAAAAATAATAAAAAAAA